CCGGGATCCGGGGGCAGTCTTCCTTGAACCGTCGCCCCGGAGACGGGACAAAGGGACCACGGGTGTGGCCCCTTATACGGAACCTATGGGTCAACGACGGCGTTTGCCGCGGACCAGGTTGGATTCCTTGCTGAAGTTGTCGCGGGTGATTCCGATGGTGCCGACAGCAACCATGAAACCGGAGCCACCGCCGCCGCCCAGGTCGGAGTCAGCTGCGGACAGCTCATCGCCTGCGGTGAATCCCATGCCACCGTTCACCATGGTCACGCCGGTGACGTTGCCGTTTGAATCAACAACGATGTTGGCGGTTGCATTAGAACCGCTGCCGCCGGTCAGGGCCACGGTGTTGTAGGTGCCTTCTGTGTAACCGCTGCCAGCTGTTACTGCGCCAAAGCTGGTGATGCCACCAGTGGGGTCAGGGGTGGGGCCTGCTCCAGATCCGTTGTCAAGGTCGACAGCGTAGGGGCCGTAACCTTCAGCGGTGCAGCTCCAGGACACGATCGAACCAGCTTCGATTGATTCAGAGAAGCTGGAAAGCGTGGCGTATCCGTAGATGGCTTCAGTGGTGCCTGTGGGACCAATTCGGCCAATCTTGCACTTCAGCTGACCGGCCACTGCGTTCTGCTCCAGCAGGCGCAGGATCTTGTAGCCAGCATCCTGGAACTGTGAAACGCCTTCAAGCGAAATTGACCAGGACTTGGACACAGCCACCGACTGATCGAAGCCTTTGGACTCGGTGTCGTATGTGGTGACAGTTTCTGAACTTGTGTCGGTCTCTAGTGCTGCGTTGGTGAGACCGTAAAGACGAACGGTGGTTTCAGTTGGCACCGTGTCATTGTCATAGACAATGTTTGTGTTTGGTGGCGCGTAAATCTCTGAAGATGTTGCGCCTTCCATTACCACTGTGTCGCCAGACACGGGATTGGATGGGTCGATGAAGCCGCCGGCTTTGACTCCGCCTTCAACCGATGACAGGTCCACGCCGCAAGCGTAGACCGGCACCAGATAAACGTTGTAGCCGAAGGCTGCGCTGTACTGCGAACAGGAAGCCATGGGGGAAAGGGTGCGAAAGATCAGTCGGGTCCGGCGCACCGTCCCCTTCTTCCCGCAGGATTCCGGCCGGCTTTATTCGTCAGAATTCATCTGGAATTCCAAGTGCATCCGGAACAGCATTGTTCGCAAACTCCTCAGCCCTTCCTGTTGAACTGGATCACCTCCAGGCCATTTGTCCAATGAAAAACTGACCGCATAAAGAAGCAGGTCCACAGCCGACTTATCCAGGTGGGCCTGCAATATGTGGTCGTCAGCCACTGGTTTTCTTCAGCTTTGTCAGCTGGCCTTTCAGTGCGGTCAGGTCGCGACGCATCGCCGCGATGGCTTCTTCGATCTGATCCACCCGCACATCGACAGGGTCGGCCGCAGGGCTGGACGCAAAGCCCACGTTTGCCGTTGTCCTGTTGTCGACCTGCAGCGTTACCACCGCCCGCGATTCGATCACCCCTGACACGCCGTCTTGGCGCACAGGAATGTTGCGGTAGCCGTTTTGCACAACAGGCCTACCGGTCGCGCTGTATCGCACCCACCGGGTCGGGTCGCTCTGCTGCACAAAGATCAGCTGCGTGCCGGCGTCCACTTCGGCGTCGATCGTTGCCGTTGTCTCTTCACCGTCTTCATCGGTGCCAGAAATGAACAGCTGGTCGCGGTTGTTGTTCAGCCACACTTCGCCAGCATCCGGGGTGGCCCACCATGTGGTGCCCCTGAAGACAAAGGTGAACAGGGCTTCGTCAGGGTCCGGCGGTGGCGGGTCCAGGATTTCCAGGCGTTCGGAATGGCTGCGCAGGCTGGTCTGCTGCACCTGGTCCACTTCGTTGAAGTAGCGGTTCACGTCCTGCTGGGTCGGGATGTAGTCCGCTTCCCAGCCCTGCCGCTCTTTGTATTCAACCCAGTGCTGCAGCAGCTCCGGGTCCGTGATGATGTCTTCGGGCTGCTCTTCTGGATCCGTCAGCAGGAACCTGGTTTGCGGTGCCATCTGCACCACCATGTCCAGGTTGGTGTTGCCCGCTTGCCACGGCTGGCTGCTGTTGGCATCAATGATCCGCTGGGTGGCGACGTTGAACCAATTGCCCTGGCTGACAGGGTTCTGCTGAATGCTGAACTGCTGATATTGGTTCGGGTCGCCGTTGTCCCCTGCGGTGCGGGCCGGCACCTGCAGGCTGAACATATTTCCCGCCATCACTTCGTTCAGGACTTCCTGTGCGATGTCATCACCAGCGGCGTTCGTCTTGCTGATGTAGATGGCGATGCCATCGGGGTGAATCTTGATTCCGCCAGTGGTTGGTGCGGCGAAATAACCGGTGCCCTCGTAATCCCAATTCAGAACCGTGCCGGGGCCGGGCCCAGGGCCACCACCGCCGCCGTTTTCTTCCAGTTCGGTGACCCGTTCATCTAGGGAATTGATCGAACCTTGGCCGACTTGGATTTGGTTCTGGACGGTGTCCATCTCACCTTCCAGGGTGGTGACCCGCGCCGTCAGGGCTGAATCGTCATCAGGCACCAGCGCATCGATCTGCATTTGCAGCCCTTCGATGTCTTCGCTGTGCTGAAGGTCGGCCGCGGCCCTGGTCGACGTTTCGGTGTTCAGCGCTGCTTTGGTGGCATACACCGACAGGTCGATGTTCGATCCATCCAGCGGGGTAAGGGCGTTCCAGTTGCGGTCGCCATCGCCGATGCGCAGCTGGTTGTTGGTGCTGTCGAAGCCTGCTTCGCCAACCGCCAGGGTTGGGTTGGCATCAGCCCAGTTCGCCGCCGTGTCGCGGCGCAGTTGAATTCGTGTGGCCATTAGGCGAAGCCCCCATCCAAAACAGCTTGGAAATTCGCGACAGCACCGCCGCCGTCAATGATCGTGTTGCCGTTGGCGTCGCCGCCGTCTTCGTTGCCGCCCAGGCTCAATTCCTGCAGCACCTGCGCCAGGCGTTTGGGCGTAATGATGTCCGTGTTATTGGTGCCGTTCAGGGCTTCATTGCGCGTCGCGATCTGAGCGATTCCGCGCACCCTGGTGGTGGCTTTTGGATTGATCGCCACGACTTCGTCGCGGGTGTTGCGAATCCAAAGTGTTGGTGCGTTGTGGTGATACCCAACAGCAATCTGGCCGTACAGAAGGGAGTCCACAGCTGGGATCTTCCCATTCACGGCACTTCGTGAATGAAGAACTGGTGTGATTGGCATGGCCTAGGAAGGCAACAAAAAAGCGCCCGTAAAAACAGGCGCCGTAGGGTTCCAGCAGGGGCTAAATCAGAACAGGCCGCCGTCCAGGAAGTTCTGGCTGATCCACTGGGCAGATGCCTGCAGATAGGTCAGCACAGCGCCGTCACTGGTGCCCACAGGCAGCACAGCACCGGTCAGCTCTTGCACCTGATCAGCGGTCACAACCTTGTCAGATGAACCTGCAGCCAGGTCAGCGGCAGAGGCCAGCTGAACAACACCCTTCTGGGTGGTGCTGCCATCCTTAACGCCGACAATCGGACGCTTCGGATCGGTGTTGTCAACGGTGATCGGGTCGGTGCCGGTCAGCGCAACGACGCCGGAATCGACCTGAAGGTCAGCGGTGTTCCACTCCGAGCCGTCATAAATGACCAGCGCGTTTTCCAGTACCGGCTGGTTTGCAATGCCGGTGAAGCTGGCATCAGCCTGGCCAGCTGTTTCGTTGATGTAAAGGTCGCCCTGGCTTGCACTAGGTGCAGGCTGGGTGACATCAATGGAGCCTTTGAACTCCAGCGCACCTTCCAGGTTGGCCGACAGAACGCCGTCACCGTCAATTGTCAGACCGCCGCCGACTTTGACACCACCAAGGATGGTGGCCGATGCGATGGGCAGTTCATAGGCTTCAGCCTTCACCTGCGCCGGGGTGACAGCGACACCAGATGCGCCTGCATCCAGTTCAGCCTGGGTGGCAAAGCGCACCACACCTTTAACGGTGGTGGTGGCATTGATGCCGCCAATGGTGACCACGTCACCGGCCGTTGTCGCGTAAACGCCGGAATCAGGCGCAGCAACAACAGAAACGATGGAATCAGCAGGGGCTGGGCTGTTCGTCCAGGCGTTGCCATTCCAGGTCAGGATGTCACCGGCAACCGGTGGAATCTCACCGATGATGTCAACATCTTCAAGCTGATTGATATACAGCCCGCTGACAGATTCCGCGGCATCCAGATTCAGATCGCCGGTGATTGCGACTTCACCAGAAAACGTTTTGTTGCCGCTGATCGACTGATTGGTGTCCAGCGTGACGAAATTGCCAACAGCATTGGCGCCGGCAATCGCAACCACAGAAGTGGCCTGGCCTTGGCCGTTGTCACCAGCTCCGATGTAGAGCGTGGCATCAATGTTGTTGTATGCGAGTTCCGCGCTAGCAAGGGCGGATGGTGCACCAGCGGCCCCCGTTAGGCGGCGTTTGATGCGAATGACTTGTGATGGCATTTGTTTTGGGAATCGGAGCGCTCCGGCTGCAGGCTTCCGGTTTAAAAGTTCCCGCCATCCAAGAGTTCAATTGCCTTTTGAACTTTCAAAGGTGACATGATTGTGCTGTCATCTGTGCGTTCTTTTGCCATCACTGCAGTGCTGATCTTTGCAATGCCTTTGATCAGTTCTGTGGCGTCTGGGATGCTGCCCAAACCCTGGTCGATCATGTCCTGCAGGATCTGTTCCAGGGCCAGCAGATCGGCCTTTGATGCACCAACCTGAACCAGGGTGTTCACCCCACAGTTCTTGGTCACCTGATAATAATTTTCCTTGTCGATCGCATAGCAGATTTCCCCATCCGCCAGATCGGGCAGGCCCGCCAGCAAATCAGCGTGGTAGCCACGCGCTGGCAGGATCTTCTGGCGTGGCGATGGGGTCGGCAACGCATCCCACAACTTGGATCCTTTTAGCGTTCCGCTGTAGTCCTATTCCCAGGGCGCGGTTGCTGTGCCCATCAACATCAACCTGGGGGCCTGTGGCGTCACGTCTTGGTTGTATCGATGACTGACATTGCAAGCGACAGTCGCAAACTCACCAGCGCCGCCCGTAAAAGTCATCTTCGTTGTGTTCTTCCACTCTCCCGGCTCCAGGGTGATCGGGCCGTTCTGAACCCTCCAGTCAAATTCGCATTGGCCTGAAGGGGCGTTCCCGGATGTAGCCAACCGCACTTCGATGGTCTCACCAGGCATCATCCAGCCGGTCAAGCCATCTTCATTGATGTGGTGATAAACCTTGCCAGTGTCGGGATCTGTCAGCGGCGTTCGGTCGGCGTAGGTCGCCTCTCCGATCTCGCCCCACATGAAGCGCTTGAAATTCGCCCCGCTGATGTAACCAACCTCATTAAAGGTCTGCCAGTTTTCGGTGCTGCCGTCTTGCGCGTAGATCTTGGCGTCATCAGGCAGCGACTGCGTGATGCCCACCGGCACCCGCGTTTCGACCCCATCGATCAACACCAGCAGGCAAACGTCTGGATGCGCGTGCAGATCCTGGACACGGCTCGTCATCGTTGTCCAGACGCCGGCAATGTGTCGGCCCACCAGATAGCGGGCAACACCAGCACTGGCCGTCGTTCCCAGTTCAGGGTTCGTCATCATTTCAGCTCCGGCAAGGAATCCCAGTCGATCAGCGCGATTACGCCGGTCAGCTTGCTGCCGTCGCCCGTAAAGGACTTGGCCACCACATCCCCGTTGCCATTGACGGTCAGGGTTTCGGCGTTTTCAGCTGAGGCATTCCGCACGACAAAGGCAGAAGTGCCTGCGCCAGCCCGCGCCTGCAGCCGGCCCATGTCGTCACCTTCCGGGGTGATCTTGGCCAGCTTTGCTTCATTCGCTTTCACGCGGTCGTACATCTGCGTGGTCGTGACCCTGATGGTGTCACCGTCCAGCGAAACACCGGTGCCGCCGCCGCCTTTGAACCAGACCCGGCCTTTGTCTCCGTCGCCGCCCTTCAGCTGGATGCTGGCATGCACTGCCATCTGGCCCGTTTCCTCATCCATCTCGAAGCTGGCGTCATCCGTTGCGACCGCCACCAGGGCCAGGTCATCGCTTGCCGCTTCCAGCTCTTCGATCTTTTTGACGTTCGCGTCGATGTTGTTTTGAAGTGCGCCGCCTTGGATGTAGATCGTGTTGGCGTGCCGGGTAGACATGGCAACGCCGATGCCATAACCAGACTCGAAATGAACATCACCCAGGCTGTTTCCGCTGGCATCTTCCAGCGTGATGGTCTCCAGTATCTGGGTCGTTGTCACGCCGTCGCTGGCGCTCTTTGGTTTTGGTGGCAGCGTGTTGCTGTCGGTTTCCCTGGTGACAAGCGCATAAGGCAGGGATGGATCAGCGCCGCCACCTGCTTCTGGGATCTCGATTGCTTCGATCGCTTCGGCGTTGGCTTCGATCTTGGCGTTCAGGTTCTTTTCTGCCTGCTGTAGCTGATAGCTGCATGCCGTGTCGCCGTCCTTCCGTGCCTGAATCTCAGCGTCCAGCGCTGTGGTCGTGGCGTAGCCATCCAGGTTCACGTCGGGAACGTCCGGGATTTCGATTGCTGCGATTGCTTCGGTGTTGGCCGCAATCAGTTCACCCAGGGCGGTGTCGGCTTCCTGGGACGCTTTCAGGATGTTTTCATCGGCCAGCTTGTATTGGCCATCAACGAACGCCAGTTCATCTTTGGTGGCCGCGTCTTCTTTCTTGGCGTAGCTCTGTAGCTCAATCGTCAGATTCTCTGAACCCTCTTGCGCAGCCAGCAGTGCTGCATCGAAACCTTCCTGCAGTCCGATAATTCCGCTGGTGTTGCCTGCGATCTTTAATGCGTTCGACTCGATCGCTGTTTTGTTGTCGGTGATCCGCTGCACTTGGGTGCTGAATTCATCGGCGGTGGTGTAGTCCTGCTCCACCAGCTGCAGCCGATCGCTGATCGCCTTGTCTTGCCCGTCCACGTACGTGGTGGTGGCGTATCCGTCCAGGTCGATTTCTTCGGGCGCTTCGACGTTCTCCAGGTCGTAAATCCTCTCCGCCTGATCTCGCTGCTGCTGTTCAACGATCGTCGTTCGGTTTGCGACGTTTTCAACTTCACGATGCAGCCACCAGTTCACTTCGCGCTGGTTTGCAAGCTCGGTCCAGCCGGCCGGGATTTCCGGCGGGATCACATCACGCAGGCCGCGGCGGGCGGCACCTTCGACGGTCTCCACATCTTCCGTGGTTGTCGCCGCGCTGGCATTGACTGCAACCAGGACGCCGGCTTCTACCTGGTAGTAAACGCGCTCATCTGTGGCGAACACCATTTCGCCGTCCAGCAGATCCGGCAGCGATGCTTCCAGTGCGGCATAGGTGCCACGGGCCGGCAGCAGTTTGCTGCGGTTGGCAGGGGTTGGCATGGCTGGGGCTGGCCGGGATCAGTTCAGGTTTCCACCGTCCCAGGTGCCGGCTGCTTCGCCGTCAGCTTGCCCCGTGTTCATGTCGCCGCCATCCACCGTCACGTGTGGTGGGTCGGCCTCTCCGGTGTTCATGTCGCCGCCGTCTGCCTGATAGCCGCAGATCAATTCAGACCACAGGCCACCATCCACGCCATCCAGCGGTTCGCCCGGCTCAAAGCCCAGCTGCAACAGCTCATCAATCAAGCGCACCCAGTCGCCGTCTTTGCGCACGTAGCTGTAGCCATCCCGCGGGGCATCGCCAATGGGCTGGATCGCGTCGCCGTCTTCTGTATAGAACTCATAGGCCAGAACGTTGCCGTCATAGGCCAGGCGCTTTTCGCCTTCGGCGTCTTGCAGATCAACGACGTGTTCATCGAAGTAAATCGACCCGCTCGAAACAAAGATTTCTTTGACCGGTGTTTCAGGGCTGCCGATGTTCTGCATGCCAGTGCGTGGCATCCAGTGACCTTCGGCGGTTTCATACCACCATTTGGGCAGCCAGCCATTGTTGATGCCGCCGTCAGGGCCACCGGGGCCCGGGTTCTCCGGCGGTGGCCAATCTGCGCCACCACCGCCACCGCCACCGCTGCTGATGCTGGTGATGCCACTGGCAACGTGCTTCGGTTGCCATTCCTGGGCCAGGTCAGACCAGACCAGAACCTGACCGTTGCCGGCCGGGATCTTCGACACGTCGGCCAGATCCTGCAGTTCAACGCCGGTGGCGTCCAGGTCACGGCCAGGTTTGCCAGCTGGGCCTTCTGGGCCACGCGGTCCTGGGTCCGCCTTGCCGCGGCCAGGCAGCAGGCCCTGGATTTGAATTTCTTCTGACAGGTCGTCAATCTGTGCAGTGACTGCTGATCGCAGTTCCTCCAGCTGCTGCTGCAGTGAACTGATCTCGTCGTTGTGCTTCTGATCCCTGGCCTTGTCCCGCTTGGTCTGGGCCTTCTTCTCCATCGCCCGGCGTTCGGCCGGACTGATCGGGAAGGTGTATTCACACAGCAGCTTGTCGCCGGTCTTTTCGACATCAAAACCCATGCCCGTCAGGGCATTGATCACCAGATCGGGAAACTGCGTGTCAACCAGCAGGACTTCAACAGTCCAGGTGCCGAACAGCAGGTCATCAGACAGCGTCGGCGTGCGCTTGTAGATCAGGCGGATGTCGCCCTGTTCCAGGGATGCCCGAATGATGGCATTGCCCTGCAGCTTCGCTTTCAGCTGTTTGGCATCCATTCGGTCAGCCTCCGAAGTCGCCGCCGTCGTAGGTCTTCCACGGCAACGGTGGATCGTCCGCTGTCATGAAGTTGCCGGCATCCCAGACTTCAAACAGCAGCGGGTCGTCGACGTCCTGCAGCAGGACGTAGGGCGGCAGCTTCACCAGGATCTGTTCCAGTCCTGCAATCTCGCTGAAGCCGGACCCCAGGTGGCTGTAGCTGGCATTAGGGCACAACCCCATGATGCGATCGGCCGCATGCACGATCGTGTTTCCATGCGTGCCCTTGTATTGGACCAGGTACACCCTGAATTCCTTCAGCATCGGTGGGCAGTTCGGGTCAATCGTCACCACGCCCATTGGGTTGGCGTTTGGTGCACGTGCCACGACGATTTCCAGCCCTTCGATCGTGTCCAGCCCCGGCACCTGTTCATGACTAGCCAGCACCGACATGGACTTGTGAACGTCGCCGTCGGTGAAGCGGTAAGCCCCAACCAAGTCCATCAGCACCGGGTCCATGCTGAACCGCACCAGGATTTCATCGGCGGTTTGGATCACGGCTGGCCCGCAGTATCAGGTCAGTGTTCCCGCTAGTGCTTGCAGGGGAAGGGATCCGGAGCACGCGCCAGGCGGAACGCTGTTGACGTCATCCCGAACGGTCGCCGCAGCCGCTCTGAACGCATGGAACAACACGTGCAGTTCGCTGATGACATGAACACCAGTGACTGATCAGCAACCGCATCCTTCCCCGGCCTGGAAGGTCTTTCCGGAAATCATCCCCAGACCCCAGGCAGCTGATTACGTCTATTCACTGGAAATCATGGACCGTAAAGAAGCCCGGCGGGTCTGGCGGGACGGGATCAAAGCGGCATGGAATCACCGTTGCGCGTATTGCAACGGCGTGCCGATTGATGATGCCTCCCTGACCATGGACCACGTGCACCCCAAATCGCGTGGTGGTGAAAATCTCACCAGCAACATCGTGCCGGCCTGCAGCCGGTGCAACAGCTCCAAAGGCTCCGAAGATTGGTTGAAGTGGTATCGGCGGCAGGACTTTTTCTGCCCGATACGCGCCAAGGAAGTTCAGGCGTGGATGCACCGAGGCAGCCGCGACGTGGAGGAATGGTGGGAAGTGGGCATAGGTGATCTGGAATGGTGCATCAACCAGATAGACCAGCAGGCACAGGCTGATCATCAGGAATCGGAACAGCACCCACCTGGTCCAGCTCCACACCCTCTTTGGCCAATACAAAATCCTCAAACTGAGGCAGCCTGACCGTCACCGTTCCGCCCATGTAGGCACCTTCAACTTCCATGCCTGCCACGCGGTGTTCTGCCAGCAGCAGGCCCTGGAAGCCGCCGGTGATCGGATCGGGTGCCAGCAGCACAAAGCCGTCACCAATGATCGCCACCTGTTCGGCATCCCTGGGTGACGCTTCGGCGTGTTTGAAGTCGGAGAAACAGAACAACGCCCACGGGGGCATCATCTTGTCGATCACCAGGCGCATGTAGGCCGCGGCCGCACGGGCTTGTGGTTTGTTGGCTTCCATGTCGTGGAAGAAACAGAAGTCGAAGACGTCAAACGCTTTGCGCTGTTTCTTGGCATCGCGGTTCATGTTGGCCGTTAATGCCGTCAGCTGCGCTGTGGGAATTTCCAGCCTGTGCAGCAGGTCTTTGCGTGCCTTCAGCCCTTGCTTCAGGGTTTCAAGGGCGTATCCGCTTGGGAGGAATCCGAATCGGCTTCGGGTGAAGTCTTGGTCTCCGGGGTAAAGCCCTTTGCATTCGTAGAAGACGGCGCCCCAGTCAATGTCGTTGGCTCGTTCGTCGTAACTTCCGTCAGCGACTTTCCCAGCAGTTCCTTCAGGTCTTCCACCTGGTCTTCTGCGTTGGTGTACGTGCCGCGGGACTGTTCCACCTGGGCAAATTCGCTGATCAGCTCCACCATTTCGCTGGGCAGAGTGGACGTGTCAGAAAGCACCCATCCATCCATACCTTCCAGCCGGTGGCGAATGATGCAGGTCACCAGGGCGTTCTGTGCTGCGGTGGTCACTTCCAGCACGTTGATGGCGCATTCCTCCAGCAGGCGCACATGCTTCACCGACCATTCGGCTTCGCGGTCGGTCAACTCCAGCCCTGGCGCTTGCATCGCCATGGCCAGTACCTTGGCCACAAAATTGTGGGCCACAATCGGTTCGACGCTTTCCAGGTTGGCGATCTTCAGCGCCGTGCCACTGGTAAAGCTAAAGGCGGTTTTCTCCGCACCATTGGATTGCAACCATGCCGATTCATTGACGGTCAGGTCGCCATAGACCGGGAACGTCAACGTGCCGATGCGCTCATTCCCCAGCGTGACGGTTTGCTGCTTCGGCTGAATGTCGAACGGTAGTTTTGGCGCCTGCTTAACGGCCATCAATGATCAGGCAAGTGCCTGAAGGGTTCCGGAATGCTGGCGTCGTGTCTGCAGCCAATGTCAGAGCTAGAAGCCCATCAGATCCTGTTTCGCGGGCAAAGCAACATCGCCCAAATGGCAAAGGAACTGGGCGTGCCATTAGGTGACCTGCAAGCAAGCTTCCGCGCTTTTGTGGCAGTCAATCCAGTGGATGACAACGTCTGGCAGGGCGACATCGAATTGGGCTGGCCCTGGGCCTGACTATCGCAGGAACTTGGCCACCTTCTTCTGCATTTCTGCGGCGAAGTCGTATTGCTTGCCGTTGAATCCGGTGACGTTGCCTTCCAGCACCGCGTTGGTCCAGGGGCGGGCGGGCAGTTCCACTGATGCGGCGCTCTTGTTTCCCCAGGGCTGGATGCGGGCACCGTCATGCACGGCCGCGGCGTATTCAACCGACCAGGTCCATTCGGCTGAAAAGCCCTGCATATTCATCACCTTGCTGCCCTTCAGGTCGCCGGAATCGATGATGTTTCTGGGGCTGCCCACGCTGTTGCCCTGGCCAGCTTTGTGGGCCTTGGCCAGCTGTCCCACCGTTGTGCCTGACAGTCCACGCTGAGACGTGCGCGGCCAATCCCAGTGGCTGCCGCTGATGGCTTCGTCAAAGCGGCCATCCAGTTCAGCGGCGCAGGTGCGGAACGCCTTTTCAATGCCTTTCAGGATCCGATCACCGGCGCCTTTGTCGTATTCCACTTCGACTTTGAAATTGAAGTTCCCAGCCATCACCACCACTCCACTTTCATGAAAAGGCGATCACCCAGCACGTCACGGATGATTTCGCCGATGCCCAGGTCATCAAACTTGCCGGCGGTGTTCAACATTTCGCCGCGGGGCGAATAGCGGTGACCCATCTGGATTTCGACTTTGTGGGGCGGCTCAAAGCCAGGCGGACGCTTTGCTGAGCTGTCGAAGGTTGAATCCGATGCGAAGTCGTACGTTTTCCAGTCGACGTCATCGGGCAGGGGCTGGCTGCCTGTGATGTAGCCCTCTAATACGTCGGTGGCGATCGACAGGTCGATCACGTCTTTGTATTCACTGCGCTTGCCGGACTGCTTCAAAAACGCGGTGATCAGCCAGCGTTTGCCCGGCAGGATCTGGAAACCATCTTCCGCACTGCTGCGGCCGCCGGGCTCTTCCCACAGCAACCGTGCATTATTGAATTGCAGCAGGGGTGAAGTCATCAGCTGCGGTACAGACGGGTGGTCTTGAAATACGAATCCATGTAATGCGTTGTGGTGCAGCAGACCGCCTTCAGGTCATAGGTGCACAGGTCCAGGGCAATGCAAACCTTCATCACCAGACGGGCTTTGGCTTCCTTAAACGGGGCCAACACTTTCTGGAAATAGCTTCCGCCTTTGTCGCAGCAGCCCAGTGCCTTGTCGGACCATTCGACCACGTCGGCTTTGATCATCGGCAAACCGTCCGGTGACAGGTTGAGGCCGTCCAGGCCGTCGCCACCTTCCAGCGCTTCCAGCTTGATCACCAGGTCGTGGTAAGCGACAACGTCCGCCATGATCGAATTGACGCCCGGCTGGCCTAATGCAGCAACGGCGTTCATCGCCATGGTCAGGTTGTGCAGCGTGCTGTGGTTCAGGGGCAGGTCTTGCATGTCCCGGATCAGCTCCCGCATTTCGTCGGGGCTGAACTGCACCACCGGCGGGTCGCCTTCCGGTTCGTAGTACGTCCACGCCGGATCAACCGGTGGAACGCCCGACACGTTCCGGAATTTCTGTGACGGTGGGCCTGGGCCCTCACCAAATTTCACCAGTGCCATCGGGCCGCAGCGGGTTCACAGCTGCAGGTTTCCGTCAGCTGTCAAAGCTGGCCAGCCATTCCAAGTCTTCTTCGTCAACGCCAAAGGCAGGAAGGCGGGCAAAGGTGCGTTTGATCACAGAATCGCCCAGCAGGCGGTCGGCCCGATCAGCAACCTGCTGAACCAAAACAGGATCGCGGGCCCTGACTGCGACGGCCAAACAGGCCAGCAGGGACAGGGCTGGATCCAACGTGGGCAATGACATGGCGGTGCCGCGATGTCACAATCTATCCATGATTGGCGGCGCGATGTGGTGTTGTCGGCACCAGGGCACCAGGTTGTCGACCAGGTTTTCGCGCTCTGATTCGTTGATGACGTCGCTGTGGATCAGTTCCCACAGCACTTCGATGCAGACATCACCTGGCAAAGGCGGTGGAACTGTCAAAAACATGACAGTTCAGGAGCCGAAGCCGCGAAACAGGGAGCCGATCTGACCAATGATGCCAACGCCAGTGATGGCTTCAGTGGCCATACCAATCACAAAGCCCAGCATGGCCATGCGGCCATTCAGCATTTCAGCTTTCTGCAGGTGGTTGGGTTCCATGGATCCGGTGACTAGGAATGCCCCAGGTTTCCGCTACCGATCGCCGCGGGGATACAGCAAGCCGCTGTCGGGCCTGATCACTTCGCACTGCCCTTCGGCGTCCGGATCCCACGGGGTGGTGGTCCAGTTGAAATCGCACGACACGATGGTGGCGTCCACCTGCGTTGGGCCATCACCACCGGGTGGCAGGTAAGTCAGGGTAGGTTCACCGACGCCCGGCGCTAGCGCGAAACTGATGTTCCGCCCGTTCTCAAACACCGCCAGCGTGGAGACCAGGAAGGTCTGATCAGCAGCTGGGTTCAACGCAACGCTGAAGGTTTGATCCGCCGCCGGAACGATGGCAACGCTGAACGTCTGGGTGGGAACCGGTGCTGCCATCAAGCTAACCAGGGGCTTTGGCCGAATTCGGGAAGCGTCGGCCCTGCGTTAAACCAAAAAGCGTGGTTGTTGCCCAGCCAGTAGTCCGAATCCACCTGGTAGGTGGTAACGGGCCGGTAATACTTGTAATTGCTATTGGACTGGCCAGACCAAGCCGGCAACCCGCCGCTGGTCGGACCGGTTCTATAGATGGCGCAATCCCGTGATGCCTTGTAAATCGGCTGGTAGGTGTTGCCGTGCACCATCCAGTAATCCTGATAAAGCAGGGCGCCGTTGGCGGTCTGTCCAGGGTCTGCGCGATCAGCTCCTGCCCCCGTGCTGCCCCGGTAGCTGTCGATGAATGCCCTTGGAATTCCGTTGCTGCCGTAGTAACTGCTGCTTTGCTCACCGGTTGGGTTGCCAGCACTAGCCATGCCGTACTGGCCCCAGGGCATCATGGCGCCCTGGTATTTCCAGGGTTCAGGGTCGCTGGCGTAGGGGCGGTAAGCCTGCTGCGCACCCGGCCAATAGAAGATCTGATAAGGGTTGCCGGTCAGCACTAGCAAGCTGCTGGGGTCCAGGCTTGACTGCCAGGCCGTGATCACGCCGGTGGCGTAGCGGTCGCCGCCGTCGGTGGCGTAATAGTTCCTGCATCTGTAGTTGCTGCTGGTGCCTGGGGCTTCTGGCGTGCTGCCGTTGTAGCCAATCTCTTGCATTTCGTACCGGTAGGGGTCATATCCGGTGGAAGAAAAATTACTGTTGTTGAAGTACATCCAGAACGCCCAACTGGTCAGGGCGCCGCTGGTAATGTCGGTGAACTTGTTCGTTTCCAGCACATAAGCCCTGCGGGTGCTGGTGTTGCTGTAGTTCGGATGGGGGGTCTTCGTGAAACCGCATTCACTGACCAGCAGATCGGCGATCCAATCCATCTGCTGCATGTGCCAGTTTCTGGACGTGGCGGTGTTGTAGCCGTTATAAATCTCTTCGTAGCTGTAGCTGGTCTGCAGCGTGGCAATTTTGCTCCAGACCATGATTGATCAGCCCTATGTCGCTTCAGCCTTCCCAGCGATCCAGCATTGCTTCGACGTAGGACAGTGAACCGCTCTTGCGGTCTTCCAGCACCGTCAGGAAACTGCGCAGCTTGTCAGGATTGATGGCAACGTGCATCAGCCGGCCAGCGAGTCGATCCACCTGGGCAGGTTCGGTGACGGCACGGATCACGGCTTCTTCGGCCAGGATCTGCTTTTTTTCGTCTGGGTTGGTGGCCTGCTGGGCCGCGGCTTCCAATTCAACCAAGCGGCGCTGTGCTCTTTGCATCATGGGCAGATCAGGTCACCCATGGTTCCGATCAAACGTCTGACAGGCCTTCTTCGGTCTGGCTGATCATGGTTGCCACGGCGTTGGTGACATCGCGGGCTTCCTGGTAAGTCGTCCACGCATGGGCCGCGGCCACGCGCTCGCCGTCCATCAGCAGCCTGGTGTGGGCCTCTTTCTGGTCCAGTGCCAGTTCAGACAGGCGGGCGTGCAACTCAGCAAGCGGGCTCATTTGCTTATCGGTTTGTGTCGGCATAGGCTAACCCCTGCGATCAGACTTGCAACAGGAACCCTTCAGCAGTGTTCCCTTTGGCACGATGGTCTGGCAGAAATTCAGAACTTTCAATTCCAGCTATGGCGTTGAAGAACTTCAGTCTGGCTACAGCGGAAGTGCTGCCAGAACCTGGTTCATACAGCAGGTGCAGGACTTGCGCGAAGTCCTAAATGGTCGCGGCTGGGACAACCAGGTTGATTCAGGCTTAGCGAACGACGATATATTGAATTTGAATGAACAATGGGGCAGCCCATTGTTGACAGACTTATGGACAGGTGCGCAAAAAAGATATCGCTATCATGTCACACATAGTCGATATCTTTATTTTGGTACCTCAGCAAACGATCCATATAGAGTCGATTGGAGGGAAGATCGAAATTATGATGGTTCGCCTGGCTTCAATCAGTTTTATAACGCAGCCAATGCAACAGCGTATGGCGGAATGGATGGGGGCGATCTCTATGCAACTGGTAAAATTCAATATTGGGAATCCAGTGAAAACCCCCAGGCAGTTCTAGTCACAACAGGCGGCGGTTTTCCCATCTTTTATTGGCCTGGAATGTCAGAAGTTTATT